AAATTATTTTGAGTCATGGCGGAACCATAGATAAGTATATGGGGGACTGCATCATGGCGTTTTGGAATGCGCCTCTTGATTGTGAAGACCACGCAAACAAAGCTGTTCATGCAGCTAAGGAAATATCGGAGAAAGCAGATGAACTTATTAAAGAGTATGAAGAACAAGGTCTTCCTCGCATTGATGTTGGTATCGGCATCAGCACAGGCGAGTGTATTGTCGGAAACATGGGCTCAGAACTTAGATTTGACTATTCCGTCATCGGAGATGCCGTCAACCTGGGTGCTAGACTCGAAGGACAAACACGCAATTATCCTGGGACACGAGTGTTGTTATCGTCAAGAACTGCTGGATTGGGTAAAGACCACTCATACACAAGAGTTGATGATATCAAGGTTAAAGGAAAAGAAGAACGAGTTGTCATTTACACTTGTTGAACCAATATCAAACGCACAGTGGGCTTCATTTGTTGGTTTACAACTAGCAGATATTTACACAACTTATAAAGGACTTAAATACGATTGTGTTAAAGAATTAAATCCTATTGTTGGTGAAAGACCATCAGTAGGTAAAATGTTTTTTGTCAAGACAGTTATTCTTACACCTGCAATCGAATATGATTTAAAAAGAGAAGTTCTTGACCAAAAAGTTATGAATGAAATTAATTTTCTGATGGCATTAGTAGTAAGTAATAATTACAATGTCTGGAGAAGAGCAGACAAAAGATGTAATAAATATTGACATGGATTATTTTGATAATGTAGTCTTAGAGAATGCAGGTGAGTATTCTTATCAGAGAGTAGATGGTTTTTTACCAAAAGAAATATTCAGAGATATACAATCTCTTTTACTAAACGGAGATCAAAATCAAATAATGCCTTGGTATTACAGACAGGGCATGGCAGATTTTGAAGACACAGAGGGTTTTCTTTTTGGTAATGATATAATAAATCGTGGTGTAATACCAGATAACAATCTCTTCTTAGATATAGCGACACCCATAATAAGTAGATTACCAATGAGACAATTGATTCGCATGAAAGTAAATTGTCACCCTAGACAAACACTTAGAGGTTCACCAAATTATCCACCTTGTAGATTTCATACAGATATGAAAGAAGAACATACAGTCGCTATTTTAAGTATCAATACTTGTAATGGTTATACAGAGTTTGAAGATGGCACACAACTAGAATCTATTGAAAACTCATTAGTAATCTTCAATGGTAATATAAAACATAGAAGTATGGGTCAAACTGATAGTAATATCAGAGTAAACATTAATATAAATTTTCAACAATAGGAGTAAAATGCCAGTAAAGTTTTCAAAGTCAGTTGTTAAAATAGATAGAAATACTAAGAAACAAACCATAGAACATGACTACATGAAGTCTAAACCTTTAAAAGATTTATTAGAGTTTTTTAATAAAACTGATAATCCACCAAAGAAAAGACAGAAAGTTAAAAACGAATTAGTTAGACGAAACAAAAAAGGTCTTGCAAATATCGTATTCAATTAGTATAATATACTAAATACTTTTGTGACAATTATGTGACAAGACAAAGTAGAGAAATCGAAGAGCAGTCACGGATAGTCACCATACATTATAGAGGAGATAAAAATGCGTAAATTAGCATCATTGTCTGCCTACTACGCAGACAAATTTCACAGACTCATGAAATCAGGTCGATTACAGAAAGTAATCAATATGGTTCAATAACAAAAAAAATTGAAAAAAGCCCTTGAAAAAGCTGGCAAAAACACTATATAATGATCCTAGTTATTAAATTTGCTTGTCGGCGATGAATAATCAAAACGCAGGTGTTTTTGATAACTAACTGAGGCGATATAAGGGAAACTAAATCGTAAGATTAAGAATCCGACTATATCAAATCGACCTTTTATTCGACCAGAAACGAGTTCTAGAATCGACACAAAGGAAGAATAAAAGTTTTAGTATGAACTCTTTATATCTATAGAGACTATATCGTAAGATTAAGAATCTAAAAGATGTAAAGAGGGCATACGCCTAATTGCCCATAAGGGGATTAGAATTACAATCTTGCTTAATAAAGGAGAAACAAATGACAGCAATAGATACATTTGGTCAATTCAGACCGTTTTCAATAGGATTCGATAAACTCTTTTCAGACATGGAGAGAATCTCGAATATCAACGACAACTTCCCACCTTACAATGTGATTAAATCATCAGATGATTCTTATCTCATTGAATTAGCAGTGGCAGGTTTTAACAAAGAAGAACTAAGTATTGAATATAAAGATTCAATATTAACCGTGACAGGCGACAATACAACTAGACAAGAACTAGATTTTGTTCACAAAGGTATTTCAGAAAGAAGTTTTAAAAGAGCATGGACTCTTGGTGAACATGTCAAAGTTAAGTCTGCTAATGTAGTCAACGGTCTTCTAGTCATATCACTCGAAAGAGAGATTCCAGAAGAAGAAAAACCGCAAGTAATAAAAATTAAATAATTTTTAAAAAACCCCTTGCAAAAATTGGAGTTCTTTAGTAATATAGAAAGTGCGAGATTAGTTTAAGGCAAAACGCTTTACTACCAGTAAAGAGACAGCAGTTCAAATCTGTTATCTCGCTCCAATTTCGAAAGAGGATACATTATGATAAAAGTCGGCGATTCGATACCAAGTGTTTGGTTTAATTACAGAGAAGATGATAATTGGCAGAGTTTAAATACTCGTGAGTCATTTGCAGGTAAGAGAGTATTAATCTTCGCACTTCCAGGTGCATTTACTCCAACTTGTTCATCTCAACAATTACCAGGTTACGAAGAACTTTATAATGATTTTCAAGAGGCAGGCATAGATGAAGTCTATTGTCTATCTGTAAACGATTCATTTGTAATGAATGCATGGTTTGAAAATCAAGGTATAGAAAATGTTAAGGCATTACCTGATGGAAACTTTGAGTGGACATCAAATGTCGGTGCATTAGTTGAAAAAGGTAATCTAGGTTTCGGCAAAAGATCATGGAGATATGCAATGGTCATTAATGACAATGAAGTAGAACATGTCTTTGCAGAAGATGATATGAGAGACTTAGCAGATACAGACCCATATGAGGCATCTGCACCACAAAATGTTTTAGAAGCATTAACATCTGAATAAAAACAACTAGACAGAAACCCGCTTATAGTGTTATACTGTAAGTGGGTTTTTACTATGAGTCCTAAATCAAGAAGAATACACAAAGAAACAGCAACAACAGTAGGCACAGGTCTACTCGTTAATTATCCTTTGAACTTACTTTTATTATTTGTTCTCATAGATTTACTTGGTATGACTAACACTTTTTACATAGGCACATTGATTACTTTGTTTATGACAATCTTTGCCTACATGAGAGTATATATTATAAGAAGACAATTTTTTAGAAATGATACTAACTAAACAAGACGCTCAATATGCATCACAGGTTTTTATAGACTACTATAAGAACTTTGGTCGTATCGATGATTATCTTCGTAAAGTAAAACTTGAAAGAATGGAAGATATGCCAACACCTTTGTTTGGTTATGGGCCAGAAGATGAGATGTTTCAAGATTTTACAATGCATCCAGAAGACATGCAATTTGTTTGTAGAGAAGTGCCAAACGATATGTATGATAACTATCTAGAGATAGTCACATCACATGCAATAGAAAAGTCAGTGCCAGGTAAAAGTTTAAAGTGGGTTGTCTACGAAGTAAACACAAACAAGATTGTAGGTTTTATTAGATTCGGTTCACCAACAATCAACTCTAAACCTAGAAACGATTTCTTAGGCAAACCATTACAAACTACAAACATGGAAGTCATGAAGAGATTTAATGATAGCACCATTATGGGTTTTGTAATAGTGCCAACGCAACCTTTTGGTTTTAATTATCTTGGTGGTAAATTACTTGCAGGTATTTGTTGTTCACATCTTGCAAGAAGAACTCTAAATAAAAAATATAATGTAGACTTCTGTATGTTTGAAACAACATCATTGTATGGTTCTACAAAACAAATATCACAATATGATGGTATGAAACCATTTCTGAGATATGCAGGTCTTACTGATTCAGACTTTGCACCTGCACTTAACGATCAAAAGTATAGAGATTTAAAAAAGTGGTTTGAAGATAAAAATGATGGTCAACCTTTAATTGACCCAATGGCAACATCCAAAAAATTAAAGACACAAACTAAAATGATTTCGATTATTAGAAACTCATTAGAAGGAAAAGATTTAGAAACATTTAAGACAGCACTTGTAGATGCAAAAAGTCTTACAGAAAAGAAGAGAACATTTATATCTACATATGGATATGACAATGTTGCAGACTATCTTAATCTAGAAACAGATACACTAATTAAAAGACCTAACTATGATAGATTTGAATTAGAAGAGATAATCAAATGGTGGAAAAAATTATCAGGTAAAAGATTTGATAAACTGAAATCAGATGGCAGATTAAGAACAGAGTTAGAAGTTTGGAATAAAAATTCAGACATAGATATAATAAGATGACAAAATTATTTAAAAAAGTTTATCGTGTAGTAGAGAATCCTTACGAGAAAGATGCAGGTATTGAATTGATATCTGGTGAATGGAAAGGATTAGTCTATCAATATGGTGATGTGCAGTTCGTTGATGGTGAACCACAAATTAACTTCAAACGAACTATAAGAAGAGTGCCTAATAATGTAGAGGCAACAGAAGAAGTAATTGAAGAATTACTAAATAATAACGAACTTAATGATCTAATGGGTGATATATTAGTTGAACTCATGGACGAACAAATGAAGAGGGAAAATGAACAGAGAGATTCTAAAGGAAGAGATTAAAAGACACGAAGGAGAAGTCTTAGAAATATATAAAGACTCACTTGGTTATTTGACACTTGGTGTCGGACATCTTATAAGAGAAGATGATGAAGAGTATGGCGAACCAGAGGGCACGCCGATATCACAAGAAGTTGTAGATAGATACTACGAAGCAGATTTCGATAAACATCTAGAAGAAACATATCATGTTTGTGAAAAGAATAATATGAACTTTGATGATCTTCCAGAAAGTATACAACATGTATTAGTCAATATGTGTTTCAATCTAGGACCAAATAGATTATCTAAATTTAGAAACATGTTATATGCATGTTCAGTAGGTGATTGGGAAGAAATGTCTAGACAAATGGAAGATTCTAGATGGTATGGTCAAGTCGGCAGAAGAAGTAAAGAACTACAACAGATGGTGCTAGATACATAGGAGGGATTATGGCAGTAGATATGTTAAACAAAATTTTAACTGCAACTGTAAAAAGAGCAGATGCAGAGATTGAAGCTGGTAAAGTAAACATCGAAAACTTAGGAAAGAATGCTACAGGTGTGGCAGATCATCCAGACTTAATGAAAACAGTCGAAGATGAATTGAACAAGATAGGTCATTGGTGTGAAATTAAATCAGTTGCAATGAAACATTTTGATTTCGAAGGCAAAAAAACACTATTAAACGAATAACTTTTCTGATACAATTATATTATGGATTTTTATACGAATGTATGTCGTAGTCGTGACAAAATATTAGTCATAGGTTACCAAGGTCGAACTAAACAAAAGGTCGCAGTTAATTATAGACCTAATCATTACATTCTATCTAAAAAGTCTGAGTCGCCTTACAAATCTCTAGACGGTCGTAATCTAGAAGTTGTGAATCTAAACTCAATGGGTGGCGCTCGTAAGTTTAGAGAAAAGTATTCAGGCGTAGAGGGTTTCGAAGTTCATGGTTATGATAGATATGTTTATACATATTTGTCTGATAAGTTTCAAGGTGATATTAAATATGATACATCACTAATCAAGACTGCGACTCTTGATATTGAGTGTGAGTGTGAAGATGGTTTTCCTGACCCTATCATCGCATCAGAAAAGATTAATGCAATCTCAATCAAACCTTTCGGTAAAGAGTGTCAAGTCTTTGGCATCGGTCCGTGGGAACACAATCAAAATTTAGTCTATCATAATTGTAAAAACGAAACAGACTTACTACAAAAGTTTATCAAGTATTGGCGAACAGAGTGGTTTGATATTATTACAGGTTGGAATGTAAACAGTTTTGATATTACATATCTTTGTAATCGTATCGATAAGATTCTAGGTGAAGATGAACACAAGAAGTTATCGCCATGGGGTCAATCACACACAAGAGAATATACATCAATGGGTTATCAGAAGAATCAAATCTTCGAACTCAGTGGTGTAAATATCATCGATTATCTAGAACTGTATCGTAAGAATACATTTCACAATCAAGAATCATACAAGTTAGATTATATTGCACAGTTCGAACTAGGCAAAGGTAAAATAGATTACAGTGAGTTTGGTTCTCTACACACATTGTATCGACAAGATTATGGTAAGTTTCTAGAGTATAATGTTCGAGATGTTGTTCTAGTAGAAGAACTAGAAGAGAAACTAGGTTTTATTGATTTAATTATCACGATGGCTTACAGTGCGAAGTGTAATTACATCGACACATTCGGCATGGTGAAATATTGGGAAACAATCATCTATAACTTTCTCAAAGAACAAAACATACAGACACCACCACAAAGACTCAAAACAGGTAATGATAAGAATAAACCTATTGTTGGTGCCTATGTAAAAGAACCTATTGTTGGTGGTCATAATTGGGTGATGTCATTCGACTTGAACTCTCTATATCCACATCTGATAATGCAGTATAATATTTCGCCTGAAAAGATGGTCAAAGGCAATCGTCAAGATGTAACCGTAGATAGAATGTTAAACAAAGAATGCGACTTGTCTTATTGTAAACAAACAAACACAACAGTGGCACCAAACGGTGTTCTGTTCTCTCGTGATAAACAAGGTATGTTTCCTGAACTCATGGAAACTTTCTATGAAGAAAGAAAGAAATGGAAAAAGAAAATGATTGAGTATCAAAAAGAAAAAGAACAGACTCATATCAGACACCCTAGAAGAAAAGAACTCGACACATTAATTAAAAGGGCATACAACAATCAACAAGTTAGAAAGATTGCACTGAACTCAGCCTATGGTGCGATGGCGAATCAATACTTCGCATTCTTCTCTATTGATAT